GACGTTCCGGACCTCCAGGCAATAGTCAAGCAAGTCACGGCGAACGCTCTGGCTTCTCCCATGGGCGCGACTCGGGAACAAGCCGGCACGGTTTCCGTTGCCTGGTCCACTACTGCGCCGGGCGTCTCCGGCGGTCTTTCACTCCTGCAGCGGGATCTCGAATTGCTCGCCGCGTTCAAAATTTAGGGGGTCCGGTGCTGCCGTCATTTGCGAACGATACGCCGGTCCTGATTCGGCCGGCCTGGACTACGGACGCGCGGGGGACCCGCCGGCCGGACTACGGGCCGGCCGCGTCGCGGGTCCCTGTTCCGGGCTCGCTGCTCCAGCCGGGTGCGTCGCTGGAAGTCCTGGAAGGCCGGGTCTCTGCCGTCGCGGTCCGCTGGTCCTGGTTCGCTCCGGCGGGCACGGATATTCAAGCGGCGGACGCCGTCGAATGGGAAGGCCGGCAGTACGCCGTGGACGGCGAACCGGCCCGGCATCGCTCTCCTACTGGTGGCGTCTCCCACGTCCTTGCTCTGCTGATCGACTGGAAGGGGTAGGGCGTGGGCTCGACGTCAAAAGTAACCCGGATCAAATTCAACGGCGCGACGTTCCGGAAATTGCTTAGGGGCGACCAGGGCATTCGGCCGGAACTGATCCGGCGCGGGTCCGCTATCGCTGCGGCAGCCGGGGACGGCGTCGGCGTCAAGGTCACAACGGGCGCGAATCGTATGCGCGTAACTGTTGCTACTGAATCGCTGGAAGCGGTCAAGGCGGAAGCGACGGATAAGACGCTGACTCGGGCGCTAGGGGCCGGCCGTGGCTGATTTCGTGGAAGGCGCGGACGGTGAATCGGTCCTAATCGGATACCTGCGGAACCTCATGGGGCAGCAGCCGGGCTTCGAATCGGTGGAAGTCGTGGGGGCCATGCCGTCCTCAAGCCGGGATTATGAACCGCCGGCGGAAGCGGTCACGGTCCGGCTAACCGGTGGCACTCCGCGGGACGTCCTGGTGGACGACCTCCAATTGACCATTACGGCGTGGGCGGGCGACGGCGGGGAAGTCCGGGCGTCGGATATCTGCCGGCGGGCCGCCGGGCTTATCCGGGCCGCGGAACGTCTCGGCTACATGGGCGCGACGGTCTGCACTTCGGTGCGGGTCCTCTCGCTGCCGTATATGGACCCGGACCCGGTGACGTCTCGGGCCCGGTATTCAGCCACTTTCGTGGTGTCAATGCGCGGGCAAGTTGTCCGTACATAAGTAAGTAATGATGCCTGAAAGGGGCAGAAAATGAGCGTAAACGCTTCGCAAGTCCTTACCGGGGCCCCCGATCAACTGACTACGGGCCCTATCCTCTCGGCACCTCGCGGCACGCCGTTGCCGGACTCCATCGGGGACGCGCTGGACGCGGCTTTTGCTGATTCCGGTTACGTCTCGGAAGACGGGCTAACCCTTACGCCGGAACGTTCAACGGAACAAGTGCGCGACTGGTCCGGCTCCGTGGTCCGGGAACTGCTGACCGAATTCGCGGCGAAACTGGCCTGGTCGCATCTTGAGACAAACGAAACAAGCCTAAAGAACTACATGGGCGACGATAACGTCACAGTGACGGCCGCAACTGCCACGGAAGGCAAACGGATTACGGCGCTTCTGCGCTCGTCCGAACTGCCGCGGAAGTCCTGGACTTTCAAAATGAAGGACGGGGACGCGCGTGTCCTTATCGTCGTTCCGGACGGGCAGGTTTCCGAAACGGGCGAGGTGTCCTTCGTCAAGTCCTCGGCGCTAACGTGGCCGGTCACGCTGACAACTTACCCGGACGCGGACGGCGTAAACGTCTATATCTACCTGGACGACGGAACTGTCCTAACTGCCGGCGTGCCGGCGGTGTCCTCGGTTACCGGTTCGCCGGACCCGGCCGGCACTGGCCAGCTCGTTACCCTCAAGGGTTCGCGGCTTACCGGTGCCACCTCGGTCACGGTGGACGGTACGCCGGTTACGGACTTCGTGGTGGTGGACTCCGAAACTATCGTCGCTACCCTGCCGGCAGGCGACGCGGGCCCGGCTGACGTCGTGGTCACTAACGGCGTGGGCGACTCCACGGCGTTCTCCTACACTCGCGCGTAACGCGCGGGTTCCTCCTACTGGTGGCCGGGCTGCGCTGCGGGGCCCGGCCCGGCCACCTTTTTTCTGCTCAACCGGCCCCCGTTGCTCTGGAAGGCTCCGCAAATGGTTTTTGAGGTCCCGGCGTCTCGCGCGTCGATAAAGCAGAATCAATTCGAATTCAAGGTTCCCGGCGAAAAGAAAACGCGGGCGCTGCCGCTGCTCAAGTTCGTGCCGGTGGGCTATCGGGACCGGCTGCAACGGCTGGCCGAACCTATCCGGGAAGCTCAAGCGGCCGGCACGGACCCGGCCCAGGCTGATCTTGCCGCGTTCGGGTCCTTCCAAATTGACCTGCTCGAAAAGTACGCGCCGGGGATTACGGACCTTATGGACGATGAACAACTCGCCGCGCTGCTCAAGGCATGGACTCAAGCTTCCGGGATTTCCGTGGGGGAATTGCCGGTCTCTGCTGGCTCCTGAGTCGTCACGCGGAGGCTATTGAAATTGACCTAATCCGGCTAGGGCTCCGGCTGGACGATTTGGGCACGTTGGCGCTGTCGTGGCGTGACTTGCTGGTGATCGTCCGCCGGTCCTCGCCGGGTTCGGACCTGGCTCGGGAAATGAACGGCGGGGAACCGCCGTGGGGTGTTACCGACTACCTTCTGGCCGCCGTGGTGGACCTGTTGGCGAATGCCAACTGGCAGCGGCAGGGCAAAAAGTCGGCACCTAAACCGCGGCCGATAAAGCGGCCGGGGCAGACGGTGGAAGGCCAAAAGTACGGCAGCAAGCCGATTCCTATTCGTGACTTCGACGCGTGGTGGGATAACCCGGAAAGATAGGTGGACGCCGTGGCGAATGCGGTAGAACTGGCGACGGCTTACCTGTCCTTGGTTCCCTCGATGGAAGGCAGCCGGGAGAAGATTTCGCGGGAACTTATCCCGGCGGCGGAAAAGGCCGGGGAAGACGCCGGCGAAAAGGCCGGCCGCGGCTTCGGCTCCAAACTGTCCGGCGGCGGCCGAATGGTGGCGCACACTGCCGGGCTTGATATCGGGGCCCGGCTTATGGGCGGCTTCGGAATGGCGGCCGAACAGGCGGAACTCGGGCAAAAGCTCGCGGCTCAACTGGCCCTGACTCCGGCCCAAAGTGCGACGGCCGGCGCGGCAGCCGGGAAGCTCTACGCCGGCGCGTATGGCGGCAGCCTGGAAGACGTCAACACGGCCGTGGGCGCGGTTATGTCCTCCATGTCCGGAATGTCCACGGCGTCGCAGGCGGATATTGAAGCGGTCACGGCTAAGACGCTTGACCTTGCTTCGGCCTTTGATGTGGACGTAAACGAGGCGACTAACGCGGCCGGCGTCCTCATGAGTACCGGCCTGGCCGGGAACGCAACGGAAGCAATGGACCTTATAACCGTTGCCATGCAAAAAGTACCGGCGCAAATGCGCGGGGAAGTCTTCCCAATTGTCGAGGAATACTCTAAGCACTTCGCTACCCTCGGGCTAGACGGCGAAACGGCTATGGGGATGATCGTTGGGGCGTCCTCCGGCGGTATGCAAGCAATCGACAAAACGGGCGACGCGCTAAAGGAATTTAGCCTAAAAGCTGTTTCCGCTGCCGGGGACAAGACGCTAACGGCCGCGTTCGATTCAATCGGCCTAAGTGCGACGGATATGTCGCGGGCCATGGCCGTGGGCGGCGCGGAAGGTCAAGCGGCAATGAAGCAAACGGCCGAGGGGCTGTTGGCAATTGAAGACCCGGCGGAACGGGCGCAAACGGCTATTGCCTTGTTCGGTACTCCACTTGAGGACTTGGGAACGGACCAAATTCCTAACTTCCTTTCCTCCCTGGCCGGCACCGGCGACGTTATGGGCGACGTGTCCGGGCAGTCGGCGGAATTCTCGAAAACGCTGAATTCCGGGCCCAATACGGCAATGCTCACACTGCAACGGACCGCGGACACGGCGTTCGCCGGTATCGCAACGGCCGTGCTGCCGGTCCTTATGGAAGTGACGGGCTGGCTAAGCCAGAATCAATGGGCCTTTACTGCGATAGCTGCCGTTATCGGCGTTACCCTCGTGGCGGCGTTCATCGGCTGGGCGGCGTCCGCGTGGGCGGTGACGGCGGCCCTGTTGGCTAATCCGGTTACCTGGATTGTCCTCGGCATCGTCGCGCTTATCGCGGCCCTTGTCCTGCTGGTGATGAACTGGGACACGGTCGTCAAATGGGCCACGGAAGTGTGGGGCGGTTTCCTGAACTGGGCCGGCGGCGTTTTCGCCGGTTTCGGCGGCTGGCTCGCTGACATTTGGGGCGGGATCTCGTCTTGGTTCATGGGCGCGCTTGCCGGTTTTGGCTCCTGGTGGACCTCCATGTGGGGCGGTTTTTTCAACTGGGTGGGCGAAATTTTCGGCGGTTTCGGAAATTGGATAATGTCCATTTGGTCCGGGATTTCGTCCTGGTTCATGGGCGCGCTAGGCGCTTTTGGCTCCTGGTGGTCCGGCCTGTGGTCCGGGGT